TGTATCTCAAATGGAGATAGCCTAACAATAAATAATATAAATGGGAGTGTTTAAACGCTCCCATTTGGGAGAAATAAAATGCATAAAATACAAACATATTACATCTATAATAAATCTGATGATGAAAGGTATTATAAAACTTTTGACACCTATAAAGATTGTTATTGGTGGGTAGTTGATAATTTAGATTTAAGTAAGAAGTGGGAAACAAGTATAAAAAGAAATACATTGTACTCAAGAATTACAGAAGACCTTTCTTATTTTAAAAGATAATAAACTAACTTACAGAAATTAAAGGGGGTGTGTAATGCATCCCCTTTGGGAGAAATAAAATGAAAGAAACAATTATAATAAGCATAAACGATTTATACAGTAACACAATGGATAGTCTTGTTACTTGCTTGTTAATGGACAAGCACAAAGAAGAGGATTTATATAAATTTTCTTTTAGTTGGAATATAGAGGACGATGTTAAGATAGTACATCATAGCTTAATAAACATATCAAAACATAGCGATAGTGTAGAGCGTGAACAAAAGTGTTTAAAGTTTGAAATTGATTATAAAATAGATAGGCGATAAGCACAGAAAAATAATTTGGAACTTTTAACAAATAGTGTAGTTAGATAAGTAAACAAGGGAGTAAAAAAGTGAAAAGAATATTATTGGGAATGTATAAAAAACAAACAGACAACAATGGCAGTATAAGTATGTTGCAAGTAGCGAGAGATTTAGGGGAGTCAAGAGAGGATATTGTAACAGCTACCAAACAACTTGTAGTAGATGGGGATGTTTTGGTTTGTAGATTTTTGGGTAAAAGGTTTTTAAAGTTAAATAAACAAGGGAGTAAATAATGAGTAACAAATACAACGGATGGACAAATTATGAGACATGGAACTTTAATTTGTGGATTACAAACGAAGAGGAGGATCACAGCCACGCTTTAGAAATGGCGTTTGATTCCCTAGATGAGTACGAACTCAGTAAAAGACTAGAAGAGTGGGCGTGTGATATGGCTAGTGTGTATGACACACATGGCTTTATAGGAGACATGGTGAACAGTTCTATAAAAGAGGTCAACTTCTACGAAGTGGCTACACATCTGTGGGAGGAGCGACAAGAGGCAATACGAGAACACGATGGGGAGGTGGTCTAATGAAGAAAGTAAAAGATATGAATCGTAATGAATTTGTATTGTATCTAAATACAGAACATAAAAGACTAAAGAACAGCAAAATAGATTCTCAGGTACTGTATGCTTGGATATGTAAAAAATTATTAAAGGATATTACAATAACAAAAAGGAGTAAATAAAATGCATATGATAATAAGAAACATAGTCTACGCTAATTCTGAGAAGGAAGCACTTTCTAAAGCAGAGGATACCTTTCAGAACTTATGTGAAGGACAGAGACCATTTGATTACTACGATATGTTTGACAATGGTGGCACGTCATACTGGGGAGGTAAGTATCCCGCAGTGGCAGACATAAAAAGCAAGATAGGGCGTAAGATGGTGGTAGAAGGATGGAGTGCCACACTACGAGATATGCGGTACCACTTACGAAAGATAAAGGAAGTTACAGAAGGTAAGAGTGTTACAGAAATCATGCGAGGTATCAGAAAAGATTGGCTTCAGTATCACTACAAATCTGTGGGAGATTATTATGGAGATAGTGTTTGGTTGTACGATGGAGATGGAGAAGGAATAAAAGATAGAGAACATTTAGACAACGTACTTAACAAGTGGGGAAACAAACACTACAAAGACTTGAATGTGTATGTAGTACCCGCAGATGTGCATTATTAAAATAAATTGGAACCAATCAAACACAACGTAGTATAAGTAATAAACAAAGGAGTTAAAATTGAAGAAACAACGATATAAAAGCACCACTACCTTAGACGTAGGCACAATGGTACAAGGAATGATTGGAGAGAATAACGTCTCTAATCTCTTCCTGAAGAACGGATTTATTGTTACCCGACCTGAAGTAGACCTCGGAGTAGATATGGTCGTATGCAAACCAAAGAGGTGGGGACAAAGAATGTTAATGAACAGGTGGAGAACCATACAAGTCAAGTACAATACACGAGTATCAGAGACTAGCTACGGGACATCGCTACGGGTGAAGATTACACCGAATCATTGTGATTATATTGCAGTACCACTTGAAGGGGATACAGAGAATGTCATCTTCTACCCACAACCCAAAGAACTAAAAGGGAAGGAGTACCACAGAGAGTTTGCTTTCTACGATCCAGTCAAGGCACAGAAAAATGGTAACTTTCAGAATCAGAACAAAAGAAGATGGGCAAAAGATTTTTACGAGTTGCCAAACTAAATGGGAACTTATAACAACAAGGAGCGTATACATGCCATATCCAATGAAAAAGAAGGAGAAACAAATGGGTAACATTACAGAAACTGGACACTTTGAGAAACTTGCTGAACTGGAGAGTAGGTTAGAAGAAATAGACACCGACATTGATATTCAATGGGCATTGAGGTGCATTGAGGATGACCACCTAGAAGGTTGGGATGGAACAGAAGAAGAGAAACTAGAGTCAGCAAAAAAGCTAATAGAGGAAAGGGAGTTAATGAAACTAGAGGAAGAGCTAGACCAAGAAGCACTAGAGTGGGAAAGAAAAGATAGTGAGGCGGGATAATGACAGCTAAAGAATATGAAGTTCTGAGAAACAAGTTCCTTACAGAAACCTTGAAACTTTCAGACGAGAAACGAATTGAGTATACAGAAGGCAATCACGAAACAAACGTACTGTGGAACTTTGAGAACATAGCCAACACATTGAACCTTACACCTATGCAAGTTCTATCTGTATATTTACAAAAGCATACGTCCAGTTTATTCAGTTACTTTAAAACTGGTAAGGAGTATGCAGAACCAATAGAGGGTAGGATGAGCGACATCATCAACTATCTTCTACTAATGGTAGCTATGCTACATAAATACAAAGGAAAGGACAATGAACAAGTTCATAAAAACAATGGAACTGGTAAGGCAAGTGATCTTGGGTTATGAGCCACCGAAACCAAAAAGAAAATACAAGAGGAGAGCAAAGAAATGAACGATAACGAATTAGTATTTGACAAGCTATGTGAGGTCTTATTCCCTGAGTTTGACGAGGCAATAGACAGAGAGGCAGAACATCTGATGGATGAGCATAACATCAATCACGATTTGATGATACAAATCATAGAGGCTTTCTTATATAAGAGAGCAAAACAGGTGGAGCAATAATGAAAAAGACAAAAGAAGAATCACATTCTAAAGAGCGAATAGACTTTCAAGATCGCTATGTTGATATGATTGTACATACAAAAGGAATAGGCGAAATATTAGAAGATTATACGTCAAGGATACATAAAGAACTTTATGAATTATCTGATGGGCAACTTATTATGCTTGTTGAGGGTGAGTGGATCGCTTCTGATGGAATATATGCCATAGCTCAATGGGAGAAATTTATTGAGTTTAGTAAATATGTAGAGGAGAACAAATGATACTGGTAGATTTATGGGAATGGGTAATAAACCTGTTCGTATTCTCCATGAGTTTAATAACTTTGACAATGGTATTATTTGTAGTTTGCTTGGTTATTTATTCAATACAGGACTGGAGAGGAAAGTGAAAGAGTACATGGAGTTGCAGTTGGAAGTTCTGAAGTATGAACAGATGGTGGAACGAAGAGAGGAGAAGATAAAGAAGTTACAGAACATAATCGCATCACAGGATCCAAATGATTTACACAGATTTAGATGTTGGCATTGTGATTCTGAGTTGATTTGGGGTGGAGACCACGACATACAGGAAGTCATGCTAGAAGAGGATAAGGAAGGTATCGCATCCAACTTTTCTTGTTCTAACTACGACTGCAACACCCATGTAGAAGTGTACCATTTTATAGAAGAAGAGGAGTAAGGCATGGTAACATATACCCACAACCACAAAAGTCCCATAGAGGCTAAAATAATGCTGTTACTGGGCATGTGTGGTGCAAGGGCTAGTGAGTTTAGCTACGATGACTGGGGAGATAACAGAACATTGCAATGGAAAGAAGGGAGGAGAATAAATAAGAAAGTCAGGGATTATGTGAGAATGGTTTTTGTTGCAGAACACAATCAACCTCTGAAATTTTCTGAATTTAGGTATGAGAACGCACTTGGAGGTAGGATATACAAGTATATTATCGCCCCTCTAAAAAAATAATTTGGAACTTTTTGAAACCTAGAGCGTATAAGAGGAAACGGCACACAAAAAAAGTGCCACAAACAAAGGAGTTAAAATGAAACAAGAAGTAAAAAATAAATATCCTTATCAAGTATTGTTAGAGGGATCGCCTAGTTCATCGGAGTTAGAATACCAGTTTAGTGTAGATATGGAATCTAAAGATGGTATTGGTTGGTGGGAGAGGATGACACCAGAACAAGTTATACGGGAGGTTGAGGAGATTAGGGATAGATACTCAGAAGGAAGTGGTTGGGTGCATTACGATGAGATACTGGATGGAAGCGAGTCGGCTATTCAAGAACGGAATGAGCTGAGGAAAGTTGTTGCATACATGAAAAGAAGATACAAGAAGTACTATAGCTAAATTGAACTGGGGCGGGGCAACCCGCCCCATAACAAAGGACATAAAATGAAAACATATCATTGGACAATAACATCGAGTGGCTTTATAGAAGCACACTCAGTTAAGGAAGCTGAAGAGCTTCTGAAAGAGAACGCCATTGGGTATATCATAGATGATGAGAAGTACTGGGAGTTTGACGTACAGGATGAAACTGTGGAAGAGGTACTGGACAAGCAAACACTTTGGGATGTTGCAGATGAGGAGGAGTAGGCTTTAAAATTTTAGGTAGCATATAATCCTAATAATCAATAACTTGCGGGGTAGTTGATGTTAAAAAGATGTGGAAAATGCAAAACCAAAAAACCAATAAGCGACTTCTATAAGAATCGGCAAAAGAAAGATGGTAGACAAGCAAAGTGTAAGAAGTGTCAAAAGAAATACCACAATCGTAACTGGTACAAGAAGAACAAGAAACGAATCATAGAAAAGAATCATATTAGAAAAGCAAAAGTGAAACGAGCCAACTTCAAAAAAATACTAGAGATGTACTTCTCAAAAGGATGTGTGGATTGTGGTACACAAGACCCACGAGTTCTGGAGTTTGATCACGTTACAGGAGTCAAGCGTAGCGTCAAACATCAAAGAGGTGCAGGAGTTGGATACCTAGTTCGCAACGGATACAAATGGAGTACGATCAAGAGAGAGATAGAGAAGTGTGTGGTCAGGTGTCGCAACTGTCATCAGATAAAAACATTTAAAGATTTTAAGTACCATGCAGACGTTCAAGATATCATAAAAGAATATGAAGAAAATTTGGAACTTTTCAATAAGGATGAGCGTTACAGGTGTATAGTATGAAAGAAACAACAATAAATAAAAAACTTCAAGAAAAACTTAAAATACGTTATGAGTATCATGGATTCAACGGCGAGAGATACATCAAGGTACCTGTAATGTATGATCCGGATACGGGATACACATACGACATTGGAGACATATACGACATAAAAGGAGATGATGATGTTCGCAACACTGAACAAGTTAAAGTACAGGATTAAACAGGATATTAAACGTGTGGAAGAACACTGGGAGACTAACCCTAGCAATGACTATTACTTTGCAGAGATATGTGGACTAAGGTCTGCTTTAGATCACATTGCAAGAGCAGAGGCAGAGGAATTAACAGAGTTAGATAAGTGGGCTACACAAAACCAAAAAGAGGAAAGGAATGAACTTACAACTAGGAACAGGGCAAGAGGTTAGTATACACAAGGTAGAGTCTGTGGAGATAGAAGAGACTACCAAGTTAGATTCTCTAAACCCTAATAATAAATACTTTAGAACGATGCATGTCAAAACAGAGTCTGGTGAGACTATCGAGATTACACTATTCTCTAAAGACAAAGACGTACTAGAATATAAAGATTAATTGATGACACGGGGCAGGTACAAGGTCGGTTATATTTTACTCCATTTGTTTCCGACCAACCACAACTACACATCTTACTTGCCCCGTCCTCCCTACATACTAAAGGAAACAATATGCTAAACATACAAAAGATATACCACGACTGGTTACGCAAAGGCAATGACCTTCATTACAAGAAAAGGTATCAGGGTAACGAGAAGTGGTTTCATGGTTCAGCTTCAGGAATGTGCATGCGGAAACATTACTTTCAACACGTTGCAGAAGTAGAACCTAAAGAAGTAGATGATGATACCCTGAGACTATTCAGGCTTGGAGACTTGGTACACAATGATATTCAGGAAGCTTTAATAGATTATGCAAGTCTCAATGGTTCTCAGATAATGATAGAACGTGAGATACAAATACCTGAGGTAAACGTCAGGGGGTTCTTAGATGTAATCATCGTAGAGGATGGTGCATTGTATGATATCAAGACCTGTAATGCTTGGAAGTGGAAAGGTTTGTTTGGTCGCAACCCTGACCCTGACCAACCAGTTAATTACAACTTACAGCTTGGTACTTACGGATGGTGGTATGAAAAAGAATTTGGGAACCGATTGAAGAAACTGGCGTTACTATATTATAACAAAGATAATTCAAGGATGAAGGAGAAGGTTATACCTACCTCATACATAGACAAGGCCAAAGAATACTGGCACGATGTCAACAAGATATTTGAAAAAGGAAATCCACCACTGGAACTGGGAGTTGCACCAGTGTACAAATGGGAATGTAATCCCAAGTACTGCAACTTCTATCAGGTATGTGGTGGAGGACTAAAAGAGAAAGGAGATGATCTATGAGCGATCAACAACCCGATTGGGATAAGATAACCGAAGGTAAGATACGGCATGGTATTGCAGTAGAAGCCTTTAGCAAAGGCATGGAACTTAATGAAGAGAACATGCGATTGATAGAGAAGTGGGTGCAGTTTATCATTTATGGCTACGATGGTATCAAAGACATACTGGAGCAAAAGCAGAATCTTAAAGATCAACAGTTTTTAAAAGACCTTGTTGATCAGTTTGGTGGAGAGATAGTAGATGAAACAGATGAAGATTATGTGAAGAACGAAATCAATAAAGCTGTGAAGACATTGGGACAGAAGGACAAGAACAAAGTCCTATACCAACTGAAACAAGGCAACATCACTGTTGACAACCTTCAGGCTTGCTTAGATAAAATTGCGGTAATGAAACACTTCTAAGCATGGTAGACATAGGAGATGCATATTACCCCGCTGACGAGAGTCAGTTTACAAGATCGGTACCTACTGGTAGATACACAGCTAGTATCGTAGGAATGGACACATCTGAAAACGTTAGGTTTGGTAGGTATGTGGCAGATGTATTCAAACCCGAATACGAAGTTGATGGAAAGGAACATCCTGAGTATGAATCATGTGTTGTTAAAGACAATGGTGTGTTTCGCTACAAAAAGGTAGAAGGTCAATTATACGAACATAGAAAGAACTGGGGCTTTGCTCAGTTCCTATCTATTATGCAACTCCGCAAGGATAAAGGACAGGGTGGGCAACTGCCCTTCCTTTATCTGCCTGATATAAAAGGAGCTAAGGTATTGATAGATGTAACCATGAAAACATTTTACAATGACTTAGACTCAGAGGTCAGGTATCCAGTAGCAAGAACAATACAACTAATTGAATCTGCGGAGGTACCATTCTAATGGATATACTTACAAAGAAAGGACAGAAGTCATTAGAGTATGAAAGAGAAATGCTAGACAGAATCAGGCACAGTATCTGTGAGAAACACAAAAGCGACTCTACATTGGTGGAGACCAAGAAAGATATGGATGCTAAGGTGGACGGTATCATCATAAAAAACAATGAGTTGTCAGGCATCTTTGAATCTAAATGTAGAGACTTGAGCTTGATGGAGTTAAGAAACTTTGGCTCTTGGCTTGTGACGTTTGATAAAATTATGGACGGCAAGCGACTTTCAGAAATGCTACGAGTTCCCTATCTTGGTTTCCTGTATCTAATCAAAGATCAGATAGTCATGTATTGGAAAATAACAGATAGTTATGGGAACTTTTTGTTTGACTTTGACGTTAAAAATACAACAACACAAAAAACAATCAATGGAGGCAAGATCAAAAGAACCAATGCATACTTGCCATTTAAAAGAGGAATAGAACTATTATGACTAAATATATATGTACTGCCAAAATAAAATATACAAGGCAAGAAGTAGAGCTACATATCAATGCACTAAAGATGGCTTTGACTAACCCTGCATTGACAAATTATCGTGGTAGATACGAGAAGCTGTTGAAGGATATGAAAAGAATCAATAACGAAATGCTTGATAAAGAAAGTGATGCTTTGTTGAACGGATACAGGCACAAAGAAGAATTAGAATCTACAGTAGTACAAGATGCGTAAAACTACACGAAAGAAAATAAAAGAAGGATATGAGTTTGTTGAGTATCTATATGAATGTCCAGAGTGTGATCATGTCTACTGGAGCGATTCAAAGAAACTGTTTAAACGCTGTCCTAAATGTTTTGTAAAAAGAATCAATAGCAGAATGAGGCTTGCATTATGAAAAATCCAAAGAATGTGAAACGTGGTAGGAGAGCACGACAACGTGGTGCAGAATTACAAAGACAGGCTGTACGTATGGCAAAGGATGCAGGTCTTGAGGCATACAACAGAGATAGAGGTGGAGCACAGCATGAACAGGGAGATATAGAAATAGAAGGTCATTACTATGGGTGCAAGAGAAGGACTCGCATTGCACAATGGTTAAAGCCTGAGAAAGAAGAAGAAGGAGTAGTCGTAAGAGAAGACAGGGGTAAACCCTATATTGTCTTAGACTACGAATACTTTGTAAATCTATTATCAATAATGAAGGAACTGGCAAAGAATGGCAAGTAACGAACAGTTAAAGAAAAGAGCAATCATTTCTTTCTATAAGCGACTTATGAAAGATAATCGGGTTCAGCAAAATGGGCCGGCTTACAGAAGAATGAGACAACTAGAAAAAAATTATATTAGAGAAACGAGGTGGCTCAGAAGTAGACTAAAGGATGATGAAAGTGTTTCCTTCAGTTGGCTAAACGAGAGTCTAAACTGAGTCATCTCATAAATAGGAGATCAGCATGGCTGAATACAAACAAAAAGACGGCAGTTTTAAACTGTGGAAAAATAAGTACAAAGAAGACGGCGACAAAAAGCCTGACTACACCGGTAACGGAATGGTCAATGGCAAGAAGCAACAGTTCTCTTTGTGGATCAATGAGGACGAGAAAGGCGATAGATACCTTTCTGGTCAGTTCAAAGACCCATACAAAAAGAAAGATAGCCCTTTTTAGTGCTGATTAATAATAAGGGGGCTACGGCCCCCTTATTCAATGTCTTTTAAATAGGCGATACTTATGTCAAAGAATTTATTTTACAGCGAAATACGGGAAAATAGAGGGGGTTTTTTAACACCAATGTTTGAAATTTGTAGCAAGACAGGAAAAAGCTGTGGTTTTTGTGGTTTTACAACTTACAATCCAGAAATTAGAGATTTTGATGGTGAGCAAAGAGAATTTTGTGGCATAGCAAGTGGTTATGATACTAGAGTTTCTTCGCTTCCAGACTGTTGGCTTGAAATGACAAAGAGTCAACAGTCAACATATACAAAAAATAAAAGATTAGAACTACAAGCATTAGAGATAAGGAGTAAGTAATGGATATATTAGATGAGTTTCCAAAAGAACAGCGAGAACTGACAAAAGAACAGGCTGACGAAATCACTAAGATTATGAGAGACTTACAAAATAAAGTTGTACCTCTTAATGTGTACTGGGAGAATCTAGGTGACTTCTGGAAAAAGCATGGGTTTCCAGAATGGGCTGAAGAGTTTTATGAAAGGGCTAAAAGTTAATGATAGCTAATCTTCTTTCCAAAACTCAGCATATTCTTTTAATAGGTTATCATGGAGTTCTAGTCTTTGATATGCTTCTTCACCAATAGTTCTTATAAGTTCATCTATTCTTTCTTCATAAACTTCTTCACTTTTTCCCGGTGCAATTTTAGATTTTGTGAGTAATCTTTTTCCAAGTATAGAACTAAGAGCACTCTTATCATCTCTACCAGTTAGTTCTAACGCTCTCATAACATGATCGTCAACTGCGGTATACTCTTCCTGATTTTTTAGTGACTCGTATGCTTTTTTCATATTTATACGAAAAGTTTTTTGTTCTTCGTCTAAATTACCTGTATATGATCCACCATATTTATTCTTAAATCTCCATCTGTAGTAAGCCCTGATGGCATTTTCGTCTTTTTGAGATTGTTCATTTCCAAATCCAGTAGCCACCAATAAGGTATTATATGCTCTATTGGCTGGGAAATATCTTTTAGCAACTTCAATGGCTTTATCCATTCCTTCGAGGTAGCTATACTTGCCTTTTTCATTTACTGCCTTTTCTATTTCTAACACAACGGAAACAGGGTAAGACAGTTCTAAAAAATTATCTTTAAGCTTACCATCAACAGTTGATTGAATTATTGACCCCATAACGCCACCAACAGCAGAGTACATATACGACTCAAATAAAAACTCCCAAGGATTTTCGACAACTTCATTCCACTTAATTTTCATATTGTCTCCACCGCCGTAGACACCTGCTAATATAAATTGTGTTGTCATACCAGCTACAGCAGTTCCTAAAACCTCGCTCAGTGCCAACCTACTAGCATCTGTAAACTTTTTATGATTCCCTTCTTGCCAAGCCTCTTTAGCACCAGATTGAATAGATAATCTGGCCGCACTCATTAAGGATCTGTTTTTCATATTTGCATAAGTTTGGAAAGCTGTTAAGCTGTTATACCACCTACTATGCTCTATCCGAGACTGCTCACCTTTTCTTTGGGCACCTCCAGTCATATATGCCGAAGCACGCCTTATGATAGCATCATACATTTGTTGCGGTGCTTTTCCAGAAACCATAAGTATCGCATCTGCCTCAGAATAATCCATCTCTCGTAACAACTGAATGTCCTTACTCTTACCTTTTCCTTTTTTAAATCTCTCAGTCTTTTGCCTGTAGCTTTCTGCCGCTAACACTTCTTGAAATTCGTTAATGTAGTGAAATCCAAACCCTCTTCTTAAAATATTCTCAGTTCCCCTTCCCAAAGATTCCAATGGCCTTTGAGGATCAATAGACAAATTGGCAATATCTACTGTTATAGCACCTTTTGCTTCTAAGGCTGACTGAATGGCTTTTGGGCTAGTGGTTAATTTAAAAATGCTTTTTGCTAATGTAGGCATCCCTACATGCTTTCTAATGTTACCAAGAGGTTCTGTTATATTTGGAAATATAGACTGAGACAACGTAGTTGTTTTTAAAATGTTTAATGACGTATTCAAACCCCTTGTGATTCTACTTGCATATCCAGTAGTTCCTATTCCTGATTGCCTAAAAGAGGGCTCAACCGGTGTACTACTTAACGACCTAATCAACTCGTGAAACACAATAGGATCACCGCCCTCTCTCGATATTTGAGTTTTCATCTCATTAATAATACTTGTTCCTGCTATCTCTTGACCAAAGGTTGTTGCAACTCCAACACGACTTGCTCCAGTTTCTGCTAATCTTTTAGCATATTCATAAGGACGATATTCAACCAAAGGGACAATATCATTACCTATTTTAATAGCATGTGGTATGTTTTTCCATTTACGACTGTGTTCTGCCTGAGTTGTTCTAGTCGGTAGTTGATTCCCTACAAAATCTGACCCTTTTATATTTTGAGAAAGCTCTGCAAAATACTCTTTAACGGACTGTTCTGATTGACCTGTAGCATCTTCAAATTTTTTAACCAATTTTTTAAAATCAGAACTTGACTCACCACGTTCTAGTATTCTATAAAAATCACCTGTCATAATTCTAGGTGCTATGTTTCTACCCATAACTTTAAATGGTCTCACCTCTCCGTCTGGGCCTTCTTGCATTATATTATTTTTTTCAAATATTAAACCTCTTTTTTCAATGAGGTCTTTAAACTCATTAACTATTTCTATCTCCTTACCGCTAACTTGTATCTTTCCCTCTATTGCGGCGTGCAAGCGAGACATTTTAACTTCCTTTCCGTCTATTGTTAAATCTACAAACTTTTGAAGTTCTTTAATTGCCCTTCCTTTTTGTGTAAAAAATGGACTACCCGCTGATTTTAAAACAATGTCTAGCTCTGGTGTTATTTCTCCATAAACTTTCTTTTCAGTGTCTATTGACTTTCTTGCTAAATCAGCCGCCCTCTGAGATGTTTCGGTTCCCATATCCCTTACACGCTGAACCATGTCACCAGAAAACCAACTAAAAGCTTTTGAAACATCACTTCTTTCTTTAACGGGTTGCTCAGATTCAGTTTTAACAATCTGCACTTCTTCTTTAGGTGCTTCTTTATCAAGTCTTTGCATTGCATTATTATACAATCTGTCTAACTCAACATCTCTTAACGTCCTAGGTCTTGACCTTTCCGACCCAAACAACTGTCTTAATTGTCTTAGACTAGGTATGCCCATAAACGCTTGCAATTCAATGCCTTGTGACCGAGCACGATCCTGAGTATCTCTTTTTAACTCATTTAATCTTTGAATAGACTTTTCCGTTCTTATGATTTCAGTCTCTGTTAAATTTGGATTATTTAACCTTGCCTGATTAGCTTTTAAAGTAGCATCAAAATCAGAAAATTCTTTTTGCAATAAAAATCCTTGTACTCTCTTTTGACCCTGTAGCTCAGATACCGGTTTTGTATTTCTTCTATTGACTCGTTCCTCATATACCTTTTTAGGGGTAAATAGGTTTCTATCTGTTAAATTTTCTCTTCCTCTTTCATTTTCAATGGTCACTATATTAGAATCTTTTCCACGCTTAAATCCTTTAACAGTCCCAAGATAACCAGATTCATTTACATATACCTGATCACCAGTTTTTATATCGTGGTCTTTAGCGTTGCCTTTCGAGTCTAATCCGGTTAGTTTTTTCTTTTTAACTGTCGGGCCAGTAGGTCTTGTTTTAGGGGTGGGTGGTGCCGTTTCTATTGCTTGTATTTCTGCCACTGCTCTTCTGCCTGCATCTGCCGGATGCAAAGGAACCTCAAGCATAGGATTTGACTCAAAGGGACGATTAAATATATCTCTCTCTTGAAGTGTTTTGTCAAGTCTTTGTTGCTCTGCTATGTCCCTTTCTTTTAATTGTGATTCTAACGCCTCTGTTCTTTCTTTAAAAGATTGCCTTCTAAGGTTAACAATTTCTCCTACACGCTCTCTACTTACTGGCTCTTGACGAGAAGTAGGGCCTGTTTTCTTTGGCCTTAATGGTTCTTCAGGAAAATATAATTCATTGATAGTCCTTTCTGTTACACCATCAAACTCATTAAGTCTTGCAACTTTTGCATCTATTTCAATTTGAAGATTGTCTAGTATTCTTTGTTCAGTTCCAGATTTTTCAAAATCACTCATTTTTTCTGATAGTCTTTTAATCTGTGATTCTAATTGAACTCTTTCATTTATTATTACTGGAGCTTCTGTTTCTGTTTTTACTCCGGCATCCCTTAATACTGTTTTGGCCCTTTGCTCTGCTTCTACTTGAGAAAAACCTTGTCTCTTCAAAGACTCAATAGTCGTTAATATATTTGGTTGCTCAGTAGCTAAAACCTCTGATTGTTCTGCTGTGACCCCTTCTCTTTTACCTTCTGCCGTTTGTCTTAAAGAAACTAAAGCTTCTTGTAATCTTGTTTGTTCAACAGATTCGGCAGTTGACTCTAAACCTTGTTTTCGTAATTGCTCTGCTGTTTGCCTCATTTGTGAAGGATCTTTTGTCCCCTCAACAACTTCATATTCTGTAATCTGTTGCCTAACCGATTTTTCAGGTGTTTTACCCTCCATCGCAAGTTCCATAGCCGTTCTTAAAGGACGACCTACTACTTCATTTGCAACAACGTCTAAAGGCTTTCCTGTTTCTGTTACAATTCTTTCTATTTCAGTAGCAACATTACTTCTTAATGCGGTTCCTGCTTTTGGCTCCATGTGCTTTAAAAGCTTTAATCCTATTATCATTTGAGCCGCATTCAGATAATCTTCTTTGGTTGCCTCTTTACCCTCTAGTAAGGCCGGAACCTTGCCAAGTCCAAAAACCTCACTAACAAATCCTAAAGTTTCTTTTGCTGTGGCTTGCTTGGAAACAGGGGCTCCTACTACTTTTTGTAATTTTTTTCCAGCAAATGAACCAGCTCCACCAAGAAATCCAACAGAGCCACCAGTGATAAAGCCTTTCATTGCATGCTCTGCAACTTCAATCGGGTCAACCGTTCCAGTAAATTCTATTTGATCAACAATGCTTCTGCCGGAATCAAAAGCGGTAAATCCACCTGCACCTCCAGTAACCCTTGGAATAATGCTTTTCATGTAAACACGAGCAGTTCTTAATGGCATTTTTGTAGTTTTAGCCAATAACATGGCAGACTTCTCTGCGGCTTGACCAACTTTTTTTATTCTACCTAAACTACCACCACCTTTAAAAAGGGCCGCATCTAAAGGCATAACCATTGAAAACACGCCAGATACAATTTCTTCAAGTTGATTTGGGGGGTATTCATCTAGCATTGTTGTTTGCTCTAAACCAGCAATTCTAAAAGCCGCACCTGTAATAGACTTCTCCATTGCAAGGTCTATAACACTTGGAGGGGTTCCACCCATATTTACAGAGGCCTTTCTGTAGGCATCACGTTTGGTCAGTCCCTTTTTTTGTAGCTTTGCGACTTCTTTAAGAAAGAGCCTATTATTATACTGTCTTTGAAAATCTTCTTCTGTAGGTTTAAATGGAAGACCTAGCTCTCTTCTTCTTTTGTCTAATTCTTCTTGTGCTTTTTTATTAGAAACGCCGTCTGGAGCAATGCCTTGTCTTTGATCTCCTAAAATTTCAGATGTAGGTATCCCCATTACAGTTTTTGGAAGGTTATCAACTAAAGCTTTTACAGGATCAGGAGAAGAAGATGCTTTCATTATATACTGTGGATTATCTTTGCTTTGACTTAAAGCTTTTATAACCTTTTCTAAATTGGTCTCTTCTTTAGGTTGGCTACCCTTAATTTTTTGATTGTATATTTGTAAAAAAGACTTTACTTCAGGGCTTTCTTTTGGCAATCCTGAATAATTAGAATAAAAAGTGGCAGGATCATTTTTAGAAACATCAAGAATATTATCAATAATATCTTCCCCAGCTTTTATTCCGTTATCAAGGCTATCAAATTCAAGCAACGTGTTACTTCCTTCCATTACCCTTCCACCCATGCCTCTTATTTTATCTATATTCTCTTGTTTTCTAGGTAGGTTAACACCATAAGGATTGTTTTTAGCAATGCTGTTTTCTTGTTGCTTTACAGAGTCGTATATAGTTTGTTTAAAATTAACACCTTCAATCAATGGCTCATCGGGATCAATAAAAACATCTTGAGGGTTTATAGCAGGTGCAGATGTACTTACCTTCGCTTCAAATGTTTCGTATTCACCTAGCTTTATATTTAATGCAGAAACTTGATCGTAAAACTTACGTCTAGATTCAGGGTTTTGCATTTTTGTTTTAAAGGTGTCGAAGTCACCTATTTTTACGTTCTGAGAGGTTACTCCATCATATAATTTTTGAAGTGATTCTAGTGGCATTAGTAGTCAATTTCAATTTCAATAGGTTCATTTTGCCTTGGTGCAATATTTACATTAAAAAGGTTGTCTCTTTCACGCTCAAACGCTTGTAGCCTTGATTTTAGCTTAGCTTCCTGTTCTTCAGTTAATGCAGGTAAGCCTGCCCGCTTTCTTTGTCTTGGACTCAAGGCTTTGGTCACGTCTGAAATTGCTTTGTTTACTTGTGTAAGGCTCATAGTGCTTCCTCTTCCACCCATTCTAGGAGCACCAGATATTGGAATGACATCATCTTCTGTCGTATCTGTTTGTTTTGCTTTGGCAATTTCTTCATCTGTCGCATAGCCATATTCTTTAGTGGTGGGGTTGTACACCTGTTTTTGACTTGTAGATATAGATGTTCTCTGAGGGACAATAAGGCCCAATGCTTTTTCTGGGTCTAGCTTAGCCATAGCAACTATTTCATTAACCCTTGGGTTGTTTTGATTGTCTGTTGCCCAACTATCCACTTGTTGCTTGGCAACTTTTGGATTTTCTATTTTTATTCTGTCTTGTACTTTTTGAACATAAGACGAATTATTTATAATATCAGGTTCTGATAGCAAATTCTCCAATCCTGTTTTTATCGCAGAAGGGTCTCCAACATTTTCTGTGTAAATTGAATTTAATCTATCTGTAAATGCTTGTTTAGCTCCTTGTAATTGAATACCAGCAGACTTAACTCTTGGTATTTTAGAAGTAGCAAATGCATCAGCTTGAGCTTCTTCAGGCAAAAGCTTAATCAAGTTTAATTCATTTGTAAATTCTTGCTGTTTCTGTGCATCCTCATATCTTTTAGTTTGTAGCTTTTGTCTTTCAAGCACTAATTGATTTTGCTGATACTGATTAAAATAATCAGGCAACCTGTCTAAAAAGTCTGCAAGAGGATTATCGTATCGGGCAGGGCCCAAACGCTGTCTTCTGCTATATATACTTCTAGGGCCGTTAGCCATTGTTATCCCCTAGGTACCCACTGACTACCAGTCCAAAGATATGTTCTGCCATCTGGGCCGGTTTGAATCCATGTATGATTAGCGAGAGGAGATGATGGCGGGCTAGTTGGAGGTTGCATAGGAACAGATTCAGCTACTGAAAATTCTCCACCACCTGCAAGAATGTCTGCCGCAGTTCCCAAGGTTTGTGACTCAAATCCTCTTTGCTCTGCTTCTATTTGTCCTTCAAGAGACTGTTGAGCTTGCCCTACCGCTTGAGATACTGCTATTTGTTGTGATCCAAAACCACCACCAACACTCGCCAGTCCCTGCCCTCCAGTCATACCAAGAAGACTTTCACCAGTAGCCTGTGTGGCACTTTGTATTCCAGTAGGATCAAACCTTTGAAATAATGCTAACTGCTCAGGCGTTGCCTCTAAGCCTTGCTGTTCTAAAATCCCCTCTGCCGTTAAAGAGCTTCCGATGAAAGGTACGTTCGTGGAACTGGTACCGGTACCAGTTTGTACTCCTGTATCATCGTCACCTGCTCCTGTATCAACATCAGGATCAGTATATACGATCCCGGTTCCAGTTTGTTCTGCTGTATCATCGTCACCTTCTCCTCCTGAAGTACTTCCACCCATATTATAGCCAATAAGACCACCATCTTCAAATCTAGGAAGTCTATTTAAGTAAGAAGCTATAAAACTAGCATCACTAGGAGTATTCATAGAAGGAGCTCTATTTGGAGACATTGGTAAATTAAAGTAAGGACTAACAACCTCAGTTAATGACGGATCCATGCTTGGAGCAGGGGCCATTCTAAGTGAATCTGCAAGTGGGCCTAATTCTTGTCTTTCTAAATATCCTATTAGAGAACCCGCTGACCTACTTGCCTCTTCTGCGGTAGCCTGTGCCGCTTGAGCTGTGCGAGCCGCATCCAATAATGTATTATCTTCACCTAGCGACAGAGCATTTGCCAAACTTGCTTGATATGCATCTTCCGTTGGCTGTAGAACCATATCTGAAACATCTGTTAAGGAAGTATCAAATTCTGGAACTACTACATCTCCTAACATCTCTGCATCGGCACTAGCAGGTATAACAGAACCTGATGCCGTAGGGGCAACACCAGATGAAAATTCAGTAAGGGACGATATTGATGAAGGGTTTAACCTCCCTGCAACCTTGCCATATATACCTCCACCCGGAGAAAAACCCGCCGTAGCCGCCGCTTGCAATCCTGAAAGTAAAGCTCTTTCACCCATACCTCTTGTATAATCACGACTTGCTTTTTCTACATCCCTAAATGATTGTTGTCCAAATACGGTTCCAGACCTATCAACACTCCTAGACTTACCGGCACCCAATCCTTCACCAGCTCTTTTTCCTAAAGCAGTTCCAAGACCGGCCGCTAATGCTAAACTCGCACCCCCCGTAACTGGTGCTAACGCCGCACCTAAAAGACCTCCAGCCAAGCCACCAATACTACCAAACAGACCACCTCTTTTTTGCCTTTTAGCCTCTGCTCTTTGTGCCTCTTCTAGCCTTCTTTGATCACTCTGCATTTGTAATGCACGGGCCAGTAAGGCTCCACCTCTAGTAGTCTGTCCACCAGTCTGCATCATCTCCATTAGACTGGATGTTTTGCCCATATCAAAACCAGTCATGTTTGGGCCAGAAGGAACTGGCATATAACCTTTTGATTTGTCAGAGCTATTATACATGGTGTGATTCCTTTGAATTTAATAAAACTTTTATCATAATATAAAGATTATATTGTTACGATTGTCTTCCATACTGACGTTATTATAAACTCTCTCTCTGCATCTGTAATGTTAGCATTATCTGGATTCATTCCTATATAGATTATAGATTTAGCAGGCACTGTTGGATCAGCACTCCAGTCAGACCTATTAATAGTAACAACCGAATCATCTACAAAACTATCGGTAAAGTCAAATGTGCAAACGGTACTGGGTGCAAGGTCTCCCTCTGCTGTCTTTTCAATAGTAAATACAATGTCAGTAGCCGCAGTAGCGATCTCTGGTATCTTAATCATAATTTTGTGACAGGTCATGTCAAAGGGAGCCAAGAAAGATGCCCTAGATTCTGGAACTGATGTCTGCTCTCCTGTTCCCTGCCAAGGTATATATATCTTTGTTCCGGGTAAGTCATCTGTAAAATTGTGGGAAAACATTCTATAGTCTACAAATGATGATTTGTATTCTAATCTTGATGCAGTAAATGTACCCTCTTCCTGTTTATTGCGACCACCGTGCATATCAGAAGTCCACAGCTTACCACGTTCTTTTCTGTACCTTGTAAGGGTTCCACGATTTCTAAAGTATAGAACCTCTTCACCTTCTCTCATAGATTGAATAGAAGGCTGTTCTCTTACGACTCTAATCTTATCCTGTTTCCTGTTGGCAATGAATCGAGTAGCTCTATCCATTAAGAACCTTTTCTGTAAAGAACTCGATGTTCTATTGCAATGTCATTAATGTATGCTTTAACAGCAGTAGTGCTACTTTCAAACTTTAAAGAAATTTTATTACACGTTACTGGCGATGATGGAGTGAGCTTTACCTTTGCCCAGTTAGATGTTGATGCACCAATGGTACCACTCAACGCTGTACTGGTGCCATCTTCTTCTAATAAAGTAAACATGCCTGTTAGTGCTACATCTGATTTATATGTAATATGTACAGCATACACTTTCTTTACCTGATGTATACTTCCAAAATTCAACGCTCTTGTTGTAAACTGTGTGAACTGACTAGCTACTACTGTTCTATGTATCTGATAAATGTCAATCTGGCTATCACTATCGTGAGCTATTAGTGTATTGTTGCTTTCTGTATCTACTGAATTAGTGAGCCCGTCATTAGTATCTAAAACAAAATCTCTGGTAAATGTAAAGTTGCCTTTCTTTAAATCGCACATATATACATCACCATCATTGTCAAGACTCTTTACTACAAAGGCCATAGACTCTTGCTCATCATATATGATTCCTGTAAATGAACCAACATGACCGCTCCAGTCACTGTCGCTAACTTTATTTTCTCTTAGGTTGGTTATAGAGGATCCGTTATATAGATACAAGCCAAGTTTATTGGCCCATATTATGCCATATTGGGTTCTTTTTACTGCTTCTGGATGCAACACACCCTGATACTTTTTACTGTCTTCTAGGAACCAATTACGGTCATCTCCGGCTATATTGATAATGTCTAAACTTTTATTCTTGTAGGCTAACAATCTATCTGCATAAGCTTCTATTGCAACGTACACATCTGCATCACCCTTAGCCGCCTCTATAAAATTGGTAGATGGAAATGTATCGTACCTGTTGGGCATGGAGTACATGATTCTATCCGGGTAAGATCTTAATGTGGCCTCAGCCTTAGTGTCTCCAGTATCCTCATCTTTCATTGTTACATTACACACAAACACTCTATTGTTTGCAACTACTGCATCTTTCCAATGCTCTCCAGAATCACCCAAGGCATTGCTAAATATACTGGAGCTAAATCCATTGATAACTTCGTAGGTGATAAAACCAAGCTCAGAAATTCTAAAGTTATTAGCTACATCTCTATCGGGACATGAATAAAAACTACCTGTAAGAGTAAGGGTAACGGCTCCGTTCCCTGTCGCATTTTGAGAAAGGGTTATTACATTAGCTAGATTATTTGCCGCACTAATAGTCGTTCCAAGTGGTATACCCGATCCTGCAACAGACATTCCGGGTATAGCAAGGTCATTTGAGGTGCTAGTTACAGAGGTGGTACCACTTGATATTGTTCCCGTTAAGGTTAGTGCTGGATTAACCCATGCCGTGTAATCCTCTGAAAGTTTTGTTCTACAGCCCTTTCCTAGGTCAATGTCTAACAACATAATATATTCTGAATCTGTCCCTATTTCTCTAATGTATATTCTTCCGCCAGATATTCTAGGGTCGTAAGGCCCAATAGTTGCAACATTTAAAGACAAAGAACTTAAATCATTCGCATCAGAAACAGTTAAAGTCTCAGAGTATTTATATGGTAAAGATTCTTGATTGCCATCATAAATAAATGTCTGAGCAAATTCATAACCCCCGCTTGAAACAAGCCCATCTTCATCCGTTTCTGTAGTAACAGCAATATTAAAACCAGAACCAGCAGTAAGAGATGTTGCAGTTGCACTATCATCATCTTGATTCTTTTCATAACTTGCTAAAACTCCAGTTGACGAAGACGTTGTAGCAACAGTGCCATCTGTAGGGGGAGCAAGATCGTTATTTTTAGAAAAGTAATTCATGTAAGAATTGCTATCATCAGAATTATTAGCACCATTAAAATGCCTTCTTTGTATCCATCCGTACCATTGAATTGTGCAATCATTCGTATCGGCAGTATCACAGCATCTTATAGACTCCTCTGACTTGTAGTACTTTACCTTTGAAGGAATACTACTAGCAGAAGACCTTAAAGTAATAACATTGTGTGTATAATTATTAGCATTTGTAGAAAAAACATCTATGTCGTGTGCCGCAGGGTTAGCTAATAATATAACCTGATCACCTAGGGAAACACCTTTTAAGGTAGCCCCCCAAAAAACTTGAGGAGGAGTTTCAATAGTAATAGGCATAGCTCTATCAAAAACAATATTATTACTATTTGTATCTATTACTCGATAAAGTCCTTGAGCCGCCCTATCAATACCATTTGCAGGAAAGGAACTAGCAGTCATGTGTACCAAGGTTCCAACGGGAAAAGAAGATGCGAGATTCTGCTGAGTACCACTAACCTTATACTCCAACTCTCTCAGTGAGCCTCCATTCGTTCTTGCTATGAAACCAGTAGCAGAACCTTCACTGTCATCATCACCTGCAATAGAGCTGGTTTGTGAAACTGTTACAGGGTCTCTAGTATAATCTGTTTCAAAATAACCTAATCCATATCCGGGCTGTACCGTAGCTATCTCATCATTAACATAAGCAGATACCTTATTGTTTGTAGCATCTGTCATGCTGTAGAATGGCTGTATGCCACCATATACATTGAACATGACAGCTCTAGCCGCACCTACCTCATTGTCAGCAATGTCAGCAATGTCCTTAACGGTGTTTAGTCCACCGCTAAAGTCATTTAATTGGTACAGTTTTTTAGGCACTATTTACCTTTGAATACGCCTTCTAGGATATCTGTTACTACGTCAACAACCTTTTCAAAGAATATCTGCTCTTTTTCTTCAGATACGAAAGGAATGTCAATTCGTTTGTTGATAGCACTTGCAATCTTCTCAGCCATATCATCTGAAGCTAAGTGCTCCATAGCCTGTTCTTGCATTTTTTCTGCTTGCTCTTCTGCAAGCTTTACTAGCATTGATTTAATATCCATTACATTAACCTCATTATTGCGTTGATTACGATAGGTAAAGTGACTAAGGCGATACTACCCCAGACTTGCATCTTTGCGATGGTTGTATCGTGTCTTTCTACTTTACCATTTAATTTGTCTAAATGGTTTTCAATTCTACCTAAACTAGAATAAATGTTTTTCAATCTTTCGTCATGCTTTACTAATAATTGATATATATCTTTATTTTCCATCTTCCTGTCCTGTTATGCTATGAAACTTACCACCATTTTTCGGTAACTCTTTTTTAATGACCATTGTCTTCAAGGCCTCGTTAGGAACTGCCATTTTGATTGTCCACCTGCCGTCTCCATCCTTCATATAGAAAACCGTTTTTCTAATTCCCATGCGAACAATGCGAGCAGGCCGTTCTTCTGGGCCCAAATATACAACGTCATCTTGATTAAAATCATTCCCAATAAAAACCATAAGCCCTTCGTAGACATTAAGTATGAGTCCCTTAAAGATAGATACGCCCAAGTATGCAAAAGCCACCCATACAGCCTTTCCGAATAACTCTTCTGCAATGTGTTGAAACTCATTATGATTCATTTCCGCTTCTTTTTTCCCCAACTGAATGGGTTGATGTTAAATTCTTTTTCATAGAATGAAATTCGACTTTCCAATTCTGCCCTTTCCCGCTGTTCTTCCAAGCTATGTTTATGCAATAAACTCCGAATCGTGCTATCTGCTTCGACCAGTTCCGACTCAAGTTTACCCAATCTTGACTCAATACGATAGTACCCATACACAATAGCACCCACAAGAACACATAACTGTATAATCCATTTGATGTTAATGCTAAGAACCATATTATCGTCAACCAAATGACCACGATAGCTCCTTGCAGTTTTGACATCAGTCATGTTCTATGTCTTCAAATTGATTATGCAACCAACACCAATTTGACTTTGTGTATACTCTTCCGTGATAATAATGAACAACTGAATCAGCCCCCATTATCTCTATAAAAACTGTATTCGACACAGTATCCTGAGGTGTGATTTGGTAGCCTCCTACGCTCCACCCTCTTCCGCATCCTGTTATTGTTATAAGTAACAGGATGATCATAACTCGTACTAACAACTTCAAAATCTCCGTTATCTAATTTTTTTATTTTATGTTTCAAATTACCATCCACCAAGCCATAGCAGTTTCAACAATGATGTCAGCAATCGTATTATATGCCCACTTCTTTTTACTACCATAAGGCTTCCAATTTTCTATGTAGTATTCAAATACTTCCCAAAGAACACCAACAATAAAGACTCCCATCACACACCAAAAATCAGTCCATCCCCACCACTGAAACACTTTACAAAGAAATGCACCAGCCGCTATATGATAAGCTGTCCAGCCATCAAGCTGTCCTGTTTCTTTTTGCCAAGTTACTAAATCAGTTAATGGGCTTTTCATTTTCGCTCTTCTCTTTAGCCTCTCTGTCCTTCTTACCCTCTGTAAGCTATGCATACTGCTGTAGAGTCTGTATGGTTTACAATACCACTAAAATTACCATATAGTATCTCTCCGGGTATAAGATTAACAAAAGAACTAATATCGTCACCTATATTTGACGTAACCTTTATTTTTAGAAATTCAGTTGTACCACTAGAATCTTTACCTAGTGCCTGTATAGCAATCCAAGAACCTGTATCTGGATTCACAACATTGGTATCGTGCTCCGCTATAACATCGAAACCGTTCTGACCTATCAATAGATTGGCGGCCTCTTTCTGTGTGTATTTATATAAACTCATATTAAACCTTTAAATGTTTAGAAACCTCTTCATCTCCAGCCATCATTGGAACTATTCTAGATAACAACTCTGACTTAGTTTCTGAGCTAGAATAAGAAATATTTCTCTTGTCGTAGAAATCTTGTATCTCTGCTTTTGTATTGTCCATTGTAGGGTAATCAGATTGAGATGTAGCTACGCAGTTAATAAGATGATGATGTCCGGGGTCTAATCTTCCATGACCGCCACCATGACTATCATCACATTCATCAACATAAGCCTGTTCAATCGTTGCCCAGCTATTGCTTCTCTGAACAACCTCGCCATCTACAACTAAAAAATATTTATACCTAGAAGGATAAGTCAGGGTCTCAGTCGTGCCATCTGAATATGTCTTTGTCCTAGTAGCACCGGGAGTTGTATTCCTATATAGTCTTAAGTAATGACCCTGAGAACTTTTCCTTATAAGCATTAGTCTTCTTTAACCTCTTCAGATTCCAATGATTCTTTCAACATCTTAACAAATGCATCGTGACCTACTCTAAGTTGGTCTGCAATAAAACCATTAGATGCTTGTTTGTTTTGTATGTCGTTTATATGATTTACCATCATCTTCTGTTCATCAGTTAAGTCCTCAATGATATACTCTTTACCATCAAGATTAATAACTGGCTTTTCTTTTTTTTCTTTAGCCATTATTGACTCCTTGTTTAGTTAATTATTTATTTTCTAATTCTTCTACTCTTGCAGATAATTCCTGTACAGCTTTAATTAAAGGAAAAATAAGATTTCCATACGTTAAAGTTTTTATGCCACTTTCTTGAGTAGGTGCATAGGTTTCTGAATTTCCAACACCATGTTTTGCAAGTGCTGATTCAACCTCTTGTGCAATTAATCCAACTTGTATTTCTGTTGGGTCTTCTGGTTTTTTATGTATAAGATTTCCATCTTCGTCTTTTTTATCCCATTTACTATCTCTTATTTCATCTGGAAAATCTGCTGGGTTTTTATAGATATATGTTTTAAGGCTTAGTTCTTTTATAAAGTCAACACCTTTTAAATCATAATCTGTTATATCTTTCTTTGTTCTTTCATCTGAAGAATATGCAGTTATGCTTGTAACTTGTGCTTTGATAGCTGTTATGTTTGTATCTCCTAATGCTATTTCATTATCACCAGTTCCTACTGCATTATATCCTATTACTGTTTGATTCACTCCTGTTGCAGAACTAACACGAGTTGATGAACCAATAAGTGTATTACCAGTTCCACTTGTTAAATCATTAGTTCCATCGTGTCCAGCGTTATGTCCGATACCTGTGTTATCACCATCATTACCACCAGTTACATTTCCAAGTGCTAGATGTCCAACTGCTGTATTTCTATCGCCATTTGCACTAGTTTCCAAAGCACCATATCCAACTGCTGTATTTTGTCTTCCATTGGTAAGTAGTTTTAAAGAACCAGTACCGATTGCAGTTGTACCATTTGCATCAGTATGATTTATACTTGTGCCAGATTCGTGTCCAACTAGAGTACAATCGCTTGTTGTAGTAATAGCATCCCCAGATGATTTTCCTACAATTACATTGTTAGAGCCTGTGGTCATAGCAAAACCAGAGTTCTTTCCAACTAAAGTATTGTTAGCGGCCGCACCTTCTAAGTTAGAACCAGAAGACCAACCAACAGCAGTATTAGCATCTCCAGTTATAGCAGTTGATGAATTTCCACCTATTGTTTTTTCACCTACTCCTACATTGTCTGCACCTGTAGTAATATTTTTACCACTTAAATATCCGACTGCCAAGTTACCAGAACCAGAGGTCAACAATGCAAGAGCCGACCTACCAATAGCTATTGTTCCGTCAGCAGTTTCATTATCTATTGCATAACCAGCACCTCTACCAATAGCAATTAAGTTATGTGAAGTAGTAGCACTTCCAAGAGCATCAGTACCAATCCCAATATTGGAATCTCCAGTTGTTAAATTTTGTAGGGCTTGTTTACCCATCGCCTCGTTAAGTGTGCCAGTTGTTAGGTCTTTTAAAACTTCAAAACCTATACCTGTGTTATAACTGTGGCTGTCTGAATTATCTGATAACCCAGCATTACTACCAACAAAAGTATTTCCATCACCAGTATAGTTTCCTAAACCAGCATATCTTCCAACGCCTGTATTGTCTTCTCCGCTTGTGTTTCGATTTCCAGATGCGTGTCCAATAAAAGAATTATTTTTACTGCCACTTGTAACATTCTCACCAGCAATATAACCAAACAATGTAGTTCCACTTGTACTATCTGCACCCCCAGTACCACTATCATTATTAGATAGTGAGATTCTGGAGTTGTCATCGAGTATAAATTTAAGATTGGATGCTGAACTGCCATTACTATAGAATTGCATATCACCACCTGACGTTCTTACTACGCCTTTAGTAGCACCACCTTCTCTAAACCTTAAAGTAGGAATTGTTCCAGTATCAGCTATAACAACTTCAGCACCACTGGCTTGCACAACTAAGGTTTTGTCTGGGTTTGATGCTCCTATACCCATCTGACCTGACGAATTAAACCTTGAAACCTCTGTGCTACCAATTAAAAATCTAACAGATTGACCAGTGTGACTTGCAAGTTTTACTATTCCACCAGAACCATCTAATGAAACATTTGTGCTTACATCAGAATCATCTAATCTTAAAAGTGGTGTTGAGTTGCTAATAAATACATCACCAGAAAAAGTAGCATTGCCATCATTAGCAATAGTGAATGCTTGATTAAATGAAACATTATCATCAGCAGAATGAGTGGTGCTTGAACTTACAAAGAACTTTAATGCACCATCAGCCAGACCTATTGCAGATGCTCTTCCATTAGCAGTGATATATTTATTATTTGAACCATCAAAGTAAAAGTTTGCTCCAAGAAATAAATCATTACCACCATTATTATATAATACACTATTAGATAATTGTAATGCAGTATAGCTACTTTGCCAACCTGATTGTGGTGTTGCACTTATACCAACATTTTGATTTGAGTCTATAGTGAGTGCAGTAGTGTTGCTATCCCCAGTTTTAAACTCCATTTTTTGGTCAGCGTGATTGTAATTAATTTGACCTCTTACATCGGCATTTTCATAAAATAATATTCCATTAGTGGTTTCATTTGCTTGACCAGTTAGCTTCATCCTTGCACCACCACCAGTGGAAGTAAGATTTAAAAAAGCATTACCGCTTTTAGATATAGTTACATCACCAGCAAAAGTAGCCGAACCATCAGAACTCAATTTAAGTATGTGCGTAGTTGTATCTGAATTGTAGATAGAAAAAACACCACCACCAAGTGAATTTGAATCAGCAGTAGACATTAAAAAGTAATCATCTCCACCAGTAGCTGTATTATTAATTTTAATAGCACTATAACTTGCATTAGAACCAGCAAACTCTGCTAATATTTGGTCACTTGAATTAATTTCAAGGCTATATGATGGAGTTGCCGTTCCTATGCCGACATTACCAGAGCTATCAATGGAAAGTTTTGCATCGCCTTTGTTTATTGTGTCTGCTCCAGCTACTGCACTGGTACAAAAATGTAAAGTTCCAGTACCGTTTGCATTAGTAAATTCGTGTACTATTCCAGATTTTACATAATTATCAGCAGAACCATAGCCGAATCCAAGACCAATAGAGTCTCCAGTTGGGTTAAGGTCTGCATTACCGCCTCTAATTAATAACTGTAAAGCTTCATTTGATGAACCACCTGTACTGTAAACGTCAACAATATCCACTTGCCCCTGTATTTGTTCATCGTAAGTATTGGTCGCACTGCCCTGAACAGTTAAGTCTCCAGATATAGTTACATCACCAGAAATTGTACCTCCGGCTAGGCTTACATTTAATCTATTATTTGTAGTATCTAAAGCCGCATTTAAGGCTTCTTGTGTTGTGTGAGAAAATGCTTCTACTGCATTTCCCGAAGAATCTAGAAGTACTTTATTTAGTACTTCCTTACTTGTAAATTTATTTATGTCTGACATTGTTTATCCTATATTCCTCCACCACCGCTTAAAAGCATCTATATTGGTTAAACTAAGGTTGGAACCTTTACTACTCTACTTCCACCTGTTTTATCTTTTTTCCTTACTCCGTACCTTTGTACGCATTGCTTAAAACTTCTTTCGTGTTTATTGGCTAAAGCCATAGATGCTTGCATCGCACCTGCATCTGTAGCTGTGCCTGCTCTATCCATATATAAACACTTTTTAACATAGTCAACTACTGCTAACTCTAAGGTATTATCTATATCTAAATTATCCGTAATTGCTGTAACTGAGTTAGGTTCTGAGTAATACTGAATAAGTATTCCATCTGTTACAGTTTCAGATATTGCTTTGAATTTTTTTCTAGAACTAGTTCTTGCTGTTCCATTGGAATCAACGCTAGTAATTAATGCAAGCTTGTCACCTTCTATAAAGTACATAGCTTGACTGTCTGGGTATTTAATACTACTTGCCATAATTAATCCGGTACATTTATTTTACTTTCATTTGTTATATCTGCTAGTAGTAAATCCTTATCAACTAATCTAGGTATCTTAATATAGTCACCATCACTATCCATCAAGTAAACTCTTAATACTTGATTTACTTCTAACTTATTATTACTAGAGTCTTGAGCTCCGTCTGCTAAATCGTAATACATTACATCAGCGGTTGTACTAATTTTTGCATGAGAAACTTTTACTTTATAAGTTCCTATTTCTACTAGAGCATCATTTATTAAATTCATTATATATGTCTCTGGAGCACTAGGGAATACTTGCCTAACTCTACTTATTAATTCTTTTACACTTATGGAATGAACTGCCATATTAGTTTACTAGCTTAGCTAGCCCTTTGTCATAATCTTGTTGTAATTTAATTTGTTTCTTCTCATAGAATGAATACTTTGCACTATTATAGGAAACTCTCTGACTGGATTCTGTAGCGTAGTTAGCAACCATTTCAGAGTCTTCTCTACCTGCATTTGTTTTTAAATTAGTCAATGCGGCTGATGCATTTGTCATAGGAGAAACATCTCCCATTAAATTATCCAAAGCTCTTATTGCGGCATACAACACAACCAAGTGCTCTGCCTCATCTGGAAAGTTTGCTATAGTACTTACAGCACTAGCATCAACAGTTGGGAATGCAACAAACTGCACATCCGCTGTTTGATTAGCTGTAGGTGTAGGATAAACTTCCAATACATTATCGTACAAGAGATAGGCTGGGTCTGTAGCTGTAGCAAATTCCATATCTGAACTATCTTGTATTCTACCTCTTTTAAAACTGTCCACATATCTACAAGGTCTTTGAACTCCGCTACTATCTGCATCAACTCTAAGTACGCTTATTATTCTACCCTTGGTATCAATACTTGTTAAAGTTGATGGAGAATTGTTAAGAGTTGTTTTATCAGCACACTTGTAGAGCATAGACATAGGAAGTGCGTTTATAATTTCTTTAGCACCAGCAGTCATAAAATCATCCATAGCTGTTTGGTCTGAAAATGTACCAACTAAGTCTTGTATTTGTACATCAAAATTAGCCATTTGCTATTCCTGCTTGTCTTACTTTTTCTTTCCAAAATTTATTACTCTTTGCAATCTTATCTTTATTAATCTTATCTATATGACTGTCCATACTAACTGTAGAAAATTCTATATCACTTCTCTTACCTATCTCACTTTGCATAAATAAATTAGTAGTATAAACAGACTCAGAAGCCTTCTTGCCACAGCTTCTGCAGTAGAACCATTGTTCTGGGTTTGGTGTTTTACAATGTATACAATTCATATTTTCTCCTTAGATTCGGGGGTTACCCTTTATTCGATAACCCCCACAGTTCTAATTACTGTTAACTTTATTTATTCAGTTTATCCAGCGGCTGTAGCAAATGGTGTTTCTGAAGCATCCATTACTAACCCGTGAACATACCAACGCATTCCGTCAGTAAAACATTCAAACATATCTCCCGGACTTGCATTAGCAGAACAAGCAATATAGTCATCATTGTCAACAGCTTGGTCTCCGGCATCACCATCACCAATACCACCTATCAATCCAACTACATCGTTACCTGAGCCAAAGTCAATATTGACCTTTTGACCCATACCTTGGTCTGAACCATCTGTATCCTCAGTCAAAACAATCTTGACATTCCAACCAGCTTCTACACTAGATAGAGCTGGTAAGTCAATTTCAGTAGTGGCTGTAGGATTAACTAATAGTACAGAGCCACTATCTGCGGCTGTACATGCATAGTCTGCAATTATCTTCTTTACTTTTAAGTGAAGACCACTTACTCCGCTATTCTTATTTAAATAACTTGCTCTAGCCATTATTAAACTCCTTCTAAGTTGATTAAATAGTGACTTTCAGGAAGAGAAACTTCCAATCCAGCCTCAGTTAAAATCATATCTTTACGAAGGTCTTCGTCAGCAGACTGAACGTTAGTCATGATTTGAGTGTCACGATTAACTCCGTTACCTACCAATGGTCTGTAAGCTACATTATCCATATCAACCATACATAAGAAACCAGAAGCAAAACCTCTGAACAGAGGCTCTTTAACTAGATTCATTGTACCATGAATAGTTTCAACTTGTAAAACTGTATGTCCAAAAGAACCTTCAGTTCTTTCCATGTTCAGTCTTAATGGTGAATGGTTTGGATTGTTTGCACCACTACTTAATGCAGTTGAACTCTGCGAGTAGGCAAGGGAAGCACTTAAGAAAGCATCACTGCCTAGCTTGTTGAAGAATGTAATTACAGGTAAACTAGCTAGTGCTAATTTAGAATCTGTACCACCACGTGCTGGGTCATAAACAACTTCAAAATCAGATAGTAGCCTATCGTATGTTAGTTGTGCCGCAGTTGAACTACGAAAGTACGGAGCACCAGCACTGTAAGATAATGCTGTGTCATCTACTACTGATGTTCCATTTTTAATGATATGACCTGCGATACCTTCACTATACTGTATTCCACCAACACTTGCACGCTGACCAAAAAGCATAGCACGCTCAATATCAATCTTATGCTCACGTAACTTAAGATTCCAAATTCTTTGGAACTCATCTGCGTAACCACGATAACGAGTTGCTCTTGCAGTATTAGACATCTCACAAGCTGTTTTAAAGATTTGAGTGAAACCAAAATCATTATCCAGCTCTTCGGAGAATACATCTGGTGCTCCAGAACCTTCAACAAAAGATGTACCAATAACTTGGCATTTTGTTTCATCTGCTCCTGTTTCTGCACCATCAATAGCTGAAATAGTTTTACCAACAAAGCTGGTATCAGCACCATTGTCTACAGGTGCTGACTCTATTCTTACTATGATTGTTTCAGGAGAATCGTTTTCTGTATAACCAACAGCAAAAACCATTCCCTTAATTAACCAGTCTACTGAAGTTTCACTACCTGCTGATTCTTCAACTGTGTATGTTATGCTAGAACCAGACGCAGGTATACTATGAGAACCATCAAGCACGAAGCTTCGGTCTGTCATAGAAACTTTGGTTCTATCTTCTAAAAATCGGAATTGTGGGTCATCCGTAGGAACTTTAGCTACCTTTGAGAGATACACGAAAAATGGTGATTCATCTGGAGCCAAGTCCGCCACACGGTCACTAAAGTTGAATAACCTACGAGTATGATAGCCAGAAGCGGCTGAACCCGGGTCACCAACATTTACAATTCCTTGATTGTAAGTCGACATTTAGGACTCCTTGTTTATATTTTAGTATTTCTTGACGAGTTCATAACTCCTTGCCAGACATCATCTAGTTCATTTGGTTGCTCAGGTGCAGACCCTTGAACTACTCCAGCCGTAGTTGGAATTGTCTTGGTCTTCTGAACAGCCTCTAAGTTTGGAGATACCTTTTCCTCACCGCCTTTATACTTCCTATACACATCAACTAACATATCCAAAGGAAGGTCTTCCCTAGGTGTAGTTGCAAATTGTATGAAGTCATCAGCCATTTGAGGGTCTGTCATTCCGTGCTTACTAGCTAAATCCTGTCTTAAGTTATTTATCGCCATCTGTTGCTGAAACCCTGCCATCTGTTCTTGAACAGCTTGCTGAGCAACAGCCTTTTCTTGTTGCACCCTCATCTCATAAGAAGGTGAACCCGGCTTGTAATAAGCTTCCCAAGGGTCAAAAGAATCTTCTGTAACCTTAGGGGCTTCTTCTTTACTAGCCGTATTACCACTCAAAGTGTTTCTCATCGCTTCAACTACGTCAGGTCTATCTTGTAGAACCCTTCCTAGTTGTTCGTATTTACGAAGCTCCTCGAGTTCATTATTAAGCTTGTCATACTCAGCGGCTTTCTTATCGTACATTGATTGAAACTTTTTAGCATCATCAATGACCTCGCCAGCAGGTTGTGCTGGTTCTCCACCGACTTGTTCAGGCTCAACAACTTGTTCTAAAACTTCGCCTTCCACGCCTTCTATTGTGGTATTTTCGTGCATAGTGTCTTGCATTATCTTCTCCGATTTCTTTTAATTTAGCATCACCTATTTAAAGATGTCTATAAAAGCAGAACCGGGTAACGTTCCCACTATTTCTGTTTTCATTAGCTTACAGCCTGAGTCTCTGAATCAACAATTCGTTTTAGATTATCAACCTGTACCTTGCTCTTGAACTTGGTATCATTTTGAATCTCATTAAGCCTGCTCTTGAACTTCTCAGTTTCAGCCCTCTTTCTTGAGTTGAGCGTTTCACGCTCTGCTGTTTGAAGGTCTCCACTAAGTTTCTTGACCTGAGCTTCGAGTTGTTTGATATAAGACTGCATCTGAGCCATTTGGCCTTTCCGCTGTAAAACACCTTGTTTGTCAAAGATTTCAGTTTTCTTTAAAACCTCGACATCGTCTACCAGATTCATTCTATACGCTTCTAGGTACATCTGATATTCAGCTACCCTATTAGAAGGTAATGTTGAACCGGATATGATTCTCACGTCGTAATGCCCTACGGTGATGTCATTTGTAATGGCATTAACCTCTTGGCGTCTATCGTCATACATATTTACCGTAAACTCCGTAATGTCGTTATTTGGCTGTACGATTCTAAACGTCTTTGCGTAAGTATAATGACCCTTAGCTAGATTATATAAACTCTTACCTAGCCTTGTCAAACTTCCTTCGATATCTCTTAATTTAGATTTACCACGAGTCTCACCCATCTCGGCAAGCATCGCAGTACCACGAACTGTTTCAGGTGCGGCTTCCTTGAAGCCTTGCATTAGTTCTGGGATACCGAAACTTAAATCTATATAGTGCTCTATCCTACTCATTAAATTATAAAACTCTCCTGAGAGTGATTGTGGGGCAGGGAAGTGCGGTGCACCAAACTCTGGGTTATAAGGTATAACAGCATTAGGTCTAGCCCAATCCTGTTCCAACTGCCCCAAATCATCTACGCTCCCCTCTGGAACCATCAACTTCAATCCAGCAGAGGCCTGAGCGTGTGAGAGAGTGAGAGAGAAAAGCTTGTTCAAAAGTCTTTGTGAGTCTTTGACTTTTGCGATATCAGACTTTGGATAAGGAGTTCCTGTCCATATATTAGGAACTGGTATTATCGGATATATGTCTGTATTTAATATTTGCTCATACAACAACACATCACCTGCTGTTGCTGAGACTTTAATTCTTGTTTGCATTACTTCAACAATCTCAATCATTTCAGCTTCTATCAAAAGCTTTGCGTTTTCAGATTCTATGAAGTCATTATATTTTTCTATATCTAGGATAACTTCTGAGCCATCCTGTTTGTTGAATATTCTATAGAAAGGAACTTTTACTTTTGTAAACCTTTCTAGTATTCTGTACTTATTAACCCTGTTGTACTCTGATTCATATGTTACATCGGGTGTAAAAGATTGTGAAGAATTTTTTCTACCACCCTCAGGATAATCTTCTTCATCGTAATAACTGTCAATATCTTCTATAAAAGGTTCTACCTGAGGATACATATTTAGAAGTTGGTCTTCTGTAAGTATGGTAGATAATATAATACCAGACGCATCGTCAGCATATCTATGCCTAGATGCTGGGTCTACATAAACTCTGAATGGGTCTAGGTAGGTATACTTAACCTCACCTCTACCGTAATCAGCTTCTGGGTCTATGTAAGCATATAAGTAACCCATACCTGCAGTAGCATAATCGTGTACTGCTTGCTTGAATTGTGTGTCACCATCAGATATATCCCATATGTATTCAAGAACAGTTCTCCATACATTGGATATTCTACTATCAGAGTCTTCTCTACCAACTGCACTATACTTAGGTGAGCGTGAAGTAAGTAGGGATTTTAGTTTTTCTATAGCGGCATACACCCTATCAATAACAAAGTCACCTTGCCCTACTGCACGTAGAGCATCTGACTCTTCTTGAGAATAATGGTTACCTAGAAAGAAATCTATAGAATCTCTTGCCTCTACATCCCATTCGGCACGAGCATCCCTCCACATTCTCCATAACTGTCTATTAACTTCTGAGTGTTGAGCTTCGTTCTTTTCTAACTCTCTAATACTAGAAATGGGTACACCTTCCTTTTTGGTGTGTAATATAATAAACTATACATATATAATGCAAGTACTTTTTAAATTTTTTGTCCAGTTACCCAAGAGATAACTCTTTTCTTTGTTTCACTTACAGGTTTTACTACCTTGTTCTCTATGAAGTCAGTAGCATCAAACCTCTTACTAACAGGGGGTCTAGCTTTATTTATAGCATACCAAAGACCATCTAGTATATCATCGTTCTTACCTTTTGGAAACTGATACATCTCATCTACAAGTGATGTATGAGACCTTTTTATAAACATTTTCTTTCTATTTACTATTGGTGCTAGTAAAGACTCTAGCCTATCTTCTTTTTTTATACCACTAGGAGGTCGAACACCTAGAGCTATGCCGGGTGCTACCTTTCTTTCTTTACTAGATAAACTGTTTACAGCATCTTTTATAATACCTTGAGCCCCAACGTGTTCTACGTTTACACGCTTTACTGGAGAGAACTCTCTAGCGTACTCCAGTATCTGCTCTGGCATATCGTACAAGGGTATATGTTCTCTCATATAATCAATAACATAAATATTTCTATCGCTGTCTATACCTATAACCATTATTATTTGATAGTCACTTGACTCTGTAGCTTCGTATGCCAAGTCAACACCCATATATACATTGATAGGTATAGCATCGTTCCTATTTACAAGGTAGGCGTAACCATCTCTACTTTCAAACTCGTGGTCATAGTTCTGTAGTCTGTCTGTTTTGAACTTAGCATT